CTTTCCTTCAAAGCAATATCCCGCATTTTAAATGCTGGGTTAGGAAAGAATACACCCACAACCACCAGAAGTATCATGGTGAGTTTATCCATGCGATGGCGATTGCGGTGACCTCTATTCCCTGTAGATCCTTAAGTTTTCAAATGATATTTACAGGGGCAGAGACATACGACACAGATGAACCAAATGTTCATGGTGGTGCCATGTGGGCCAGGATGCCAATCACAGGTTTAGTGGCAGACACCCCACTAGAGGAATGGCCTGAGCCAATGCCGGTGTGGGCAGCACAGCCTTGGGATTGTTCGTCGAGGACACACAGCGCCTATGTCTTGGACAGGGCGACCCCGTGTCCCTGGCTTGCCAAGATTGATAACGAGTTCTACCCAGCCAAGTATTACTTCACAGTAGACTACACCGACTCGGAGATAGCAGACGATCCAGCCCAGCACAAACAGTCCCATGTAATGGAGCTATTGGATGCTGGCAAGTGGACAGGTAATATCGTGGCGCTGCCTAATAATCGTGTTAGGGTGACTCACCCCGCATGGTTTGAGACAGGAGAGGGTGCGCCAGACTTTAGGCCATCACAATATATTCATTACAGCAAGTCAGATCTTGACTACACGCTGGATGTAAACAAGGTTTTTGATAACTTATATGCAGAGGATTCGGATGAAGAAGAGTAAAGGTTACGCTCGTGGTGGAAGAATGAAGTCTAAGATGAGCGCAAAAGGTATGTCTAAAGGCGGAAAGCTTCCTATGGTTGAAAAGGGCGGAAAGCAAGTTCCTTTTTTTGCTGCTGATGGTAAAGGTAAAATGGCTAATGGTGGGGCAGTTCCTACCACAAAAGGTTATTTTAGAGGTGGCAAAACCATGAATACCAAAGGCTCTAGTGCTGGCGGAAAAATGAAGTCAAAAGGAATGGCTGCTGGCGGAACTGTCGCAAGAGGCAGTGGCGCTGCTAGAACTCAGTATTTCAGGAAAAATGGATAAATGGCTATCGATAAGCCATTTAGCGGGTCTCCGTTAAGCTATTCTCCTTCAAATGAAGAAGAGAGCGCCCTTGAGATAGAAATCGAAAACCCAGAGTCTGTGTCTATTGAGACCGAGGATGGGGGTGTAATACTCGATTTTGATCCAGACGCTGCTACATTGCATCAGCTTGGAAGGTTGCCTCATGATGCAAATCTGGCAGAGGTTATTGGCGAGGGAGATCTTAACGGAGTTGCCTCTGAGCTTATTGGCTTGTTTCAGTCAGATAAAGAAAGCAGAGCAGACTGGGAAAGATCTTACGTTGACGGCCTTGATCTCCTTGGTTTAAAGCACGAAGACAGGACAACGCCTTGGGATGGTGCCTGTGGTGTCTTCCACCCACTCCTGTCTGAGTCGGTAATTAAATTTCAATCTCAGGCAATACAGGAAATATTCCCTGCATCTGGGCCTGTAAAAACATCCATAGTCGGCAAGATGACCGATGAAAAAGAAAAGCAAGCCCACAGGGTTCAGGATTATCTTAACTACCTGTTAACTGAACAGATGACTGAGTATCGGTCTGAGACAGAAAAAATGCTGTTCTCTCTACCGCTCGCTGGTAGCGCCTTCAGGAAGGTTTACTACGACCCTAATATGCAAAGACCCTGTAGTATGTTTGTCCCCTCAGAGGACTTTGTAGTGAGCTATGGGGCCTCTGATCTGACTACCTGTGAAAGATCTACTCATATTATGAAAAGAAGCCCTAATGATGTTAGGAAGCTTCAGTTTTCTGGATTTTATAAGGACGTTGAAATACAGCCAGCGTCTCCAGATGTGGATCGTGTTGAAGAAAAATACAACTCCCTGACTGGTGACAACACCAGTTATGAGTATGACTCAAGGCATACGATCCTTGAGATGCACGTTAATCTTGATTTGATTGGATTTGAAGACACCGACAAAGGTGAGCCTACAGGAATACAACTTCCTTATGTAGTTTCGATAGATCAGGGATCTCGTGAGATATTATCGATAAGACGCAATTGGTATGAAGATGATCCTTTAAAATCAAAGAGAGAGCATTTTGTTCACTACCAATATATACCTGGTTTAGGGTTTTACGGGTTTGGTTTGATCCATATGATAGGTGGTCTGGCTAAGTCAGCGACCTCATTACTTAGACAATTGGTAGACGCAGGTACGTTGTCTAACTTACCAGGAGGTTTGAAGGCTAGAGGTCTGAGAATCAAGGGAGATGACACCCCTATTATGCCTGGGGAGTTCCGAGATGTGGACGTTCCTGGTGGTGCGATCAGAGATAATATTAGTTTTCTCCCGTACAAAGAGCCAAGCAATGTTTTATATCAGTTATTAGGCGACATCGTTGAGGAGGGGAGAAGGTTTGCGTCTGCCGCTGATGTAAAAGCTGCTGATATGAACGCAGAGGCTCCCGTTGGCACCACATTGGCTATATTAGAGCGGTCAATGAAGGTGATGAGTGCTATTCAGGCAAGGCTACACGCCTCTATGAGGATAGAATTACGCCTTTTAAGCAACTGTGTCCGTGATTTTGGGCCACAACAGTACCCGTATTTTGAAGAAAAAGACGATATCGTCTCTGAAGACTTTGATGAGAGGGTAGATATCATCCCCGTTAGCGATCCTAACGCTGGAACCATGTCTCAGCGCATTATGCAGTACCAAGCGGCACTACAATTATCCGCACAAGCCCCAGAAATGTACGATATGCCGCTATTACACCGACAAATGCTTGATGTTCTGGGCATACAAGACGCAGATCAGATAGTTCCTACCGAAAATGACATGAAACCGACTGATCCGGTTAGTGAAAACATGAATATACTGAATAGTAAGCCGGTTAAGGCGTTTATTTATCAGGATCACGAGGCACATATTCAAACCCACATGGCATTAACGACTGATCCTCAGGTTATGGAGATAATGGGCAAAAGTCCTAACGCCCAAAAAGCCATTGCGGAGATGGCCGCACACGTTCAAGAGCATTTGGCCTTTCAGTATCGTATGGAGATTGAAAAAGAGCTTGGTGTTGAGTTGCCAACTCCAGATGAGCCTTTGCCTGAGGATATTGAGTTTAGAATATCAAGGTTAGTTGCCCCAGCCGCAGCCCAGCTCTCAGGCAAGTCTCAAAAAGAACAGCAAATGAAACAAGCTCAAGAGCAGTTAAAAGATCCTATCGTTCAAATGCAGATGCAAGAGCTTAAAATCAAAGGCGAAGACGTTCAAAGAAAAGCCCAGGCTGATATGGCAAGAATTCAGCTTGATATGCAAAAGCTTGCGAATAAATCCGAGTATGATAATAAAAAACTTGAGCAGGAAGCTAAAATTAAGACCGCTGAAATTGGTGCAAAGATAGCTGAAACAAATACAAAAGAAGAATTGGAGTCAGCTAAGATTGCCTCAGATGAGCAAATAGCAGGTGCCAAGCTTGGTATTGAAATTGCCAAGGAAACGATGGGAGATGACAAATAAAAGAACTGGACATATTTGATTATTTAAGATCAAATATTAAAGAGCAGAAAGATACTGTAACCGATCACCTTAGTGCCGGTTCCTGCAAAGACTTTGCAGAGTATTCTAAATGCTGCGGAATCATACAGGGTCTCGCCCAAGCAGAGCGTGAGATCGTGGATGCAAAGGCTCGCTACGAGCAAGCCCAATAACGACTCTAGGCGTTTTCCTAGTGCAGCGACTCCAGACGCTATTCTGGTGCAAACGACTTTGGGCGTTTACCCAATGCAAGGAGAAAGTATGAGCAAAGTTGCTCAAATAGAAAGCGAGTCGGATGAGGCTCGAAGCGCCAATCAACTCCCAGATCCGACAGGATATAAAATATTGATTGCATTGCCTGAGCCGGAAAAAGAATATGACGGCGGTATCCTGAAGGCAACGACAACATTACAGGATGAAGAGATAGGATCGATAGTAGGCATGGTTCTCAAGATAGGGCCTGATTGCTATAAAGATCCTCAACGATTCCCCAGTGGGCCTTACTGCAAGGAAGGAGATTTGATCATCATGAGGTCTTACTCTGGAACTAGATTCAAGGTTCACGGTCAAGAGTTTCGGTTTATCAACGATGATAGCGTAGAAGCTGTTGTGGAAGACCCAAGGGGGATTGTAAAAGCATGAGTGAAAATCAATTAGTTGAACAAACTGAAGATATACAGTCTGCTGAAGATAAATTTTTCGGAGTTAAAACAACTTTTGAAAAAAAACAAAAAGTAGAAAAAGAACCTAGCGAGTCAAAGTATGACTTTGAAGTCGTTGACGACAGGCCAAAGGAGGACAGAAGACCTCCGAGAAGAGACGAGCCTAGTGAGTTAACTGACGGAGAGCTTGATGAATATGATGGCAATGTTAAGAAAAGACTGAAAGGTCTTAGATACGATTTTCATGAAGAGCGTCGAAGAAAAGAAGAAGCCCAGAGAACCCGTGATGAGGCTATAAAAATTGCTCAACAATTATCCGGAAGGGTTCAAGAGCAGGATTCTTTAATATCTCGTGGTGAAACAGCTTTAGTTGAACAGATAAAGCAAAGAGCTAACGCTTCGCTTGAAAAAGCCAAAAATGATTACAGAAAAGCTTATGAGGAAGGCGACACCGATGGTGTTGTTAACACTCAAAGTGAAATGCTTAAGGCTCAAACAGAGTTAAATGATATTCATCGATATGAAAATAATTTAGCTCAAGCTCCAAAGCCTCAACCGCAGCAGTACAGACAGGATGTAGCCTTGCAGGCGGCTCAGAATGTTGCCGCACAGGAACCACAGATTCAATTAACCGCAGAAGCTAAAAACTGGGGTGATGAGAATACTTGGTTTATGGCTCCAGATAAGAAAGTAATGACTGCAACAGCTTATGGACTGCATGAGGAAGCTGTAGATCTTGGTATTAATGTAAATTCAATAGATTATTTTAATTACATAGATCAAGGCATGAGAAAGACACACCCAGATTTTGACTGGCCGGATAAAAGCGACACAGATGGCGGTGACGCGACCGTGACGACCAGTCAACCCTCGACGGTGGTAGCACCTTCCGCAAGGAATAATGGTGCTAAACCGCGCAAAATACGGATGACCGCCACTCAGGTAGCACTCGCCAAGCGGCTTGGGTTAACAAATGAACAGTATGCCAGACACGCTGATCTTTTAAATTAAGGAGTAGACATGGCAGAAGAGCGCACCCCTAGAGAAAACGAAACGCGACAAAGTGATTCTTATCGACCATCTGATGATTGGATTCCGGCATCTATATTGCCAAATCCAGAGCCTCAACCTGGTTGGGTATTTAGATGGGTAAGAACCGATGTCCTTGGACAGTCAGACAACACGAACGTATCAAGATCGTTCAGGGAAGGTTGGGAGCCTTGCAAGGTTGAAGACCACCCAGAGTTGCAGATTATGTCCGACATAGGATCTAGATTTGAGGGTAACGTGCATTTTGGTGGATTGCTTTTATGCAAAGCACCAGAAGAGAAAATGGAAGGTAGAACCAAACATTTTCAAGGAGTTGCAAATACCCAAATGGAATCTGTTGATAATAACTTTATGCGCGAAAACGACCCTCGTATGCCCATGATGAAACCTGAAAGGAATACGAGAACCACTTTTGGTAGAAGTTAACCCAAGTTGCTGGGTTGCTTCTATAATTAAAGGAGGTCATTTATGGCTACCACAGCAACCCCAATGGGTGCTGAACCAGTAAACACTCTTAGTGCGAGTGGCTCTTTCACCGGAAAGGTCAGACATATTAAGATTGCAAGCGGGTACGGCACAGCGATTTTTTACGGCGATTTTGTTAAACTAGTTGCCGCAGGTACTTTAGAGAAAGCAGCGGTTACAACCTCTGTTGCTGCCGGCACTGTCGGCATCTTTGTAGGAGTTTCCTACACTGATCCAAGTACTAGCCAGCTAACTTTTAACCAGCAATTTCCAGCA